ATAGTCATATACCTGCAACGTCAAGAGCACAAAGGGCAGGCAGAACAAGATAGGTACAAAGTACTCTGGTATGCAGCCTATCTTGTGACACGCTCAAGGGAGTATGCCGATCGTGTAGTTACAGATGCCAAGGAGATAAGAGAATGACAGGAATAGAAGCGTTACAAGCACTCAAGGACGGACATAGAATCACCCATAAAGAATGGCTTAACAACTTGTGGTTTTCAACAAAACAACCAGACACGAAAACAACATCAGGTTGTGCCATTCATGTAAGCACCGGTGGCACACTGTACGTCTCAACTGCAATGGACAAAGTATTGAAGCAGTGTGATTCACATTCTGCATTCGCATCCATTTTAGTAAATCTTGTTACTAGGGATGACTGGGAGATTGTCGAATAATGGCAAGACCTAAGTGCAGTATCGTGGAGTCACATCGAAAGCGTGACGTGGTACTGCAAAGATACGAGGAGCTTGTAGCCGAAGGGATGCGATGCCACGATGCAGCCAAACTACTCGGCTACAACCACACCACAATCAACTACTGGAAAAAGCAGATACTAGACCAGAAGCGCATAGAGATACAGGCAGAAGTACAGACCATGGCAAACGGCAGTTTCTCCGTAGCACTTGAAAAGTTACGCTCTGGGTACATGGTAAGACGGCATGGTGCTAGTTGGTTTCTGCAACTCGTAGATAGCAAGATATGTCTATACCTGCTCGATGGTGCTGGAAACCGCAGGTACAGCCGGGTTGCTTCATTTGGTAGTGCTGATGTCCTAGCGATGGATTGGGAGATTTTCGTAGGATGAAGTTTGACCAAGTACTGAAAGACTTAATCAATGGGTTGCCTGTCTACCGTGAAGGATGGAAAGACGGTCACTTTATCTACTACGAGCAGGACTGGAATATGTTTACTGAAGCACATCCAGGTCGTGACTGGCATACGTTGTGTTCAACGGCTCCTCTACGTGGAACTGACCTGGCAGCTGATGACTGGCAAGTAGACGAGTGGGATGGCGAAGAGGATAAGCCAGACCATATTCGTGGTGTCACGAAAAAGGAGGTAGTGGAATGACGTTTAAGATTTCAACTGAAGACGATATGTATCTAGTGGTTACCGCTATACACAAGCATTTCAAAGATAACCCAGACGAAGCGTACGTTGAGTTAATTGCTGAGAAGGATGGAAAACGAGAGGTTGTTGGCAGGGTCAATAACCCAGCATTTACCGAATTAATATGCGCTGTGAGTTACGCAATGGGCAATATGAAGCGTAAAAACGCTGTACGCACGGTGCAGATAAACACGAAATAAAACGTGATATAAACACGATGTAGCAACATAGTTTAATCGGTAAAACGCGTGGCCTGCAGCACGAGGATTGGTTTGAACTTGGTGAATGGGGTGGGATAATCCGTCTAAACTTTTGATTTTTTATTCAAAGGAATATACAATATTCACGTTTGACACTAAAAGGAGTTTAGATGATTACGATTCTTCAAAGTCGTGGTATTGGTGGCATTGGTATTCAGATTAGCCACGCGACCGGCGCACCTATGTACACGATTACTGGTCATGGCGAAACGCCATATATTTGCTCTCCAGTTGCAGCCTGGAAGCGTTTGCTGGAATTGCGTGAGGCTGGAGCCAGCATTCCATCTAAGGTGATGATTGATATTGCTAGCGACATTATCAATAACCTTGCATTTGCTGCTAATGTTGTTGAAGAAGAGGTTGTTGCATGAATCTGGTTGTTCTCACTGGCCGTTTGGTAGCTGACCCGCAGAGTAAGTTTCTGCAGTCCGGCAAGATGGTTGTCTCTATGCGTATTGCTGTTGATCGAGGTAAAGATCAGCCATCTGACTTTATTGACCTGTCTGCATTTGATCGCACTGCAGAGTTCGCTTCTAAGTATCTCGCTAAGGGCCGCAAGCTTTGCGTGACGGGCAAGCTTCGCACTCGCGAATATCAGACTGATTCAGGTGAAAAGCGCCGCGCATTTGAAATTATGTGCGACAACCTTGAGCCTCTTGACAGCATGAAGGATGGTGGTGCGCCAGCTGCTGCGCCACAACACCAGGCTGTACAAACTGATGACATAGAGGATCCATTTGGATAAAACCTTATTGGTTAACCCGCTGGTGGCGGCTGAGATGCTGCCACCAGAGGCGTTGACTGCTGATGGGTTTGAGGATGCGTTAATAGGTTTAGCTTCGGTGTGGACTGAAACTGGTCAACTTGAAGTAGCAGCTTATGACTTCACAATAATGGTTGACATACTTATGGAACGCGACGGCATGAGCAGTGACGAAGCTGTCGAATATCTTAACTTCAACACTATCGGATCCTATGTAGGCCCTTACACTCCGGTGTATCTTCACAGGTTTTGAAAAACCCCCTCGTAATGAGGGGGTTTCTTTATTTGATCAGGCCAAGTTCGCGTCCCTTGCGGACTGCGCGATCTTTAGCGTTCATCCCGCTCACACCGAGCTTCCAGTACAAGTTGTCCATGTGGAACTGAACTGTACGGTGCGAGATACCAAGCGCTACGCCCATCATCTTGGCTGTGCGGTTGCGTGGCAACATCTGCAGAATCTCAAGTTCGCGCTCTGACAACGGGTATTGCAGCTTCTCATTAGGAGTCTGTTCTTTAGACTCCTCTGTTACTTGTGTCTCTTCCATGGTTACTCCCAGATAGTAGGGCATCTACTCTTCAGGATTGCATGTATTAAACGTGCAAGCTCCTGGTGTTCGCCTTGCGCCCCTTCCTCAAGGCGAGTTTCGAGATAATGAATCCAGCTGCGTAAAGTGCCAGACATGTACAAAGTTGTCGGTGTACACATTGGTAGTACGTTACGGGCTGTTTCTGGCGCTACGCCACCAGCGATCATCTTCTCATAGGTAGCGTAAGCAAACGCTACAGCTTCGTCTGCTTCCATTTCCAGCTCGTGCAGTATTCCACTTTCGCTTACGTCAATGGATGACTGACGATTTGTTGGATGCTTTAGCCGTAATCGAATCGGATCGGCTTGTTCATACACTGGGCTGTACCGCTGTGAAAACACTTGGAATGAGAATGACTTGTGGCGCACTATTTGCTGCGCAATGGCAACTGTTGTCTTAATCTCCAAGCATGCGCTTGCCATTTCAAAAATCGACCAATGCTTGTGTTTCTTGCAGTAGCGAAGCAACTTTGCAAAGTCGTCATTATCTTGATTAGCAGGATTGCTGACGCGCGCACAATATGCAATATGCTTCTCTGCGTCTTCGGTGATCCAGACTAACCTAGCTTGTTGTCTCATACGCCAGTACTCCCAAATCCACCTGTGCCACGTCCAGTTTCATCAAACAACTTACCTGTCTCTACTGCTGTAATTTGCACATCTACCAAGGTAGAGAATACCAATTGGGCAATACGCATGTTTGGTAAGACGAAGAACGGTTCATCACCGTGGTTGATAAGGATAACCTTGATAGAGCCACGGTAGTCGCTATCAATGGTTCCTGGAGAATTTAGTACGGTAATACCGCTCTTCCATGCAAGACCACTACGCGGGACAACAAAGCATGCCATATTCTTTGGCATGGTTAGCTTCCATCCGGTTTCAATAAGCGCCCGTTTTCCAGGCATAATGGTCGTCATCTTGTCGATGCAAGCATATAGGTCAAAGAGCAGTTTGATTCGGCTTATCGAGCTAGGCAAGAGATGGAGCTTGAATGGGCGCAAGCGCTAGCGTTCTTTGAGGGACGTCAGTGGTTCCGTATCAATTCGCAAACACGTAACCTTGTACAGTTGCAGAACCCTGCTGAAGCTAACCGATATATGACGGTCAATAAGATCCGTCCTTTGATCGATGGCGTAGTAGGAAAACTAACACAGGTTGCACCTGATTGCCGTGCTGTTCCGTTGTCTTACAATCCTAAAGATCAAAAAGCTGCTGATGAAGCCAACTTCATAGCTGGACATTACACTCGTAAGTTTGAGCGCGAAACGCAAACTAAGGAACGTGTACGTTGGGCATGTGTCACTGGTACAAGCTACGTCAAGGTTTACTGGAACGCTAAAAGCGAAGTTGTGATGCCATATCGAAGCTTAGACACAGGCGAGATTACTGGCTATGAAAGCCTTCCACTTGGAGACGTCGAGGAAGAAATCGTCCCTTGTTTCAACGTTTTTATGGATCCAAAGGCAGCACGTGATGAAGACGTGCGCTTTATTATTCATGCCAGCATCAAACCACTTAGTTGGTTTGTAGACAATTACGGTGAAGCTGGCAAAGGTGTGCAAGCCGACGCTCTGTCTGGTGTGAACGCGGGTTATGTAGATGCTTACCTTGAGGGTGCTAACGGATCTGGTAACGGATGGGTGCAGCCGTCTAGTGCGCGCCTCAACAACACAGATACCAAAAAGCATGCAGCAATTGTGTTTGAGTATTGGGAGAAGCCCACTGCTAGATACCCAAAGGGTCGTTACATTGTAACTACAAATCACAAGCTGTTGTATGCGGGAGATTGGCCATATAAGAAGCGTGATAGCTTTCCGTTTATCCCGCTTAGGTGGCAGCCTAGATCTGGTACTAGTTACGGGCATAGCCTAGGTTTTGACCTGACTCCACTGCAGCTAACATACAATCGTGTATACAGTCGTGCGCTTGAACAGTTTGAGCAGAATAAAGACTACGTCATTGTTGAGCGTGGATCTAATATCGGCGCCGAAGCGTTTCAACAGACTAGCGATGACATTGATGACAAGAGTCGCATCTATCGTAAGGTCTACCACAACCGTGGCACGTCGCCGCCACAGATCATGCGCGCGCCTGGCATCAGTGCAGACCTATTTCCATTCATGCAAATGATTGAGAAGGATATGCAGGACATCGCTGGACTTCATGATGTAAGTCAGGGCCAGGCCCAAGCTGGTACGCCGGCTGAAGCTGTAACGTTGCTGCAGCGCGCAGACAACACACAGCACAGTTACATCCGCGCGGACATCGAAGCGTCTATTGCTAAAATCAAAGAGTGGGAAATTGCACTCGTTGATCAGTTTGCGGTAGCTCCGTTTATTGGATCTGTCGATGACCAAGTTAACCCACGCAACGAAGTACAGCAAGGGTTGATCACATTTGACAATATCCGCAATGGTGGTCAGTATCGTGTTGTTTACATCCCAGGTTCATCACAACGTGAAAGCGATGACCAAAAACTACAGAAGCTGGTTATGCTGCGACAGGCGGGTCTGTTTGGTGACCCTAACGATCCAGAGACTAATGCACTTGTTGTACGCATGCTTCAGCTGCCAGAAACGTCCGATATCCTACAGAATCTTGCTACGCAGGCTCAAAAGCAACAGGCAATGCAAGCGCAGATGATGCAAATGCAACAGGCGCAAATGCAGAACCAGGCTCGGTTTAATCCTGAAGCCGAACAAATGAAGGCTCAATTGGACATACAGAAGATGGAACATCAGCAGCAGCTACAAGCTCAATCTGACATGATGAAGATGCAGGAGCAGAGCCGGTTGAATACAAACGATTACGCAGCGAAGGCTATCGCCGACGTTAGCAAAGACTTGCTTACACCGGGTAAGCAGGATAAGTCACCTACCCCGTCTGTGGGACAGCAGAACAAAAATAAAAAGTAGGTGTGCTAAGATAAGGAGTATCTGTTAGATGCCAGATGAGATGGAGATGCGAAGCGCGGACTCCCCAGCCGCGCCTGATGGCAATGCAGGTGGTTTGGCAAATGCGGTCTATGACTTTGTTCGGGATAACGCCGGTTCCGAAGACTTTTCCCAACAGGCGACACGGGAATATGACAGTCCAGACGCAAGCGACAATGACGGTGGATACGACGATCTAGACTACGACAACATTGTTAATGATGTCCTCGGTTTAAATCAGCAGGCTCCACAAGTTGAATCTGTCCCTGATGACAGAGGTGCCGTACCTTACGAGCGGTTTCGTGAAGTAAACGAAAAAGCTCGTCAGGCGCAAGAGTATGAAGACAAACTCTC